AATTTGGATTTTTTATAAAGGGCAATAGAGGAAAAGAAGTATTATTATTTAAAAAAGGATTTAAGACATTTACGAAACTTACTCCCAAAGATGATTATTTAGAAGATAACGAGAATCGACTTTATTAGATAGGAGTTAAAAATGACAGAAATATTATTAAAAGAAAGAAGTTTAATACAGGATAGTTTAAAGACAGATGGTAGAGATGTGTTTACATTTGAATCAAGCACATCATCCAAAATTTTTACATTATCCGAAAGTAACGTTTCTGCTGCCACAGTATTAGTTTATAAAAACGGAGTATTATGGGCAGGTACTAATTATTCTTACTCAGTAGTAACTGGAAAAATAACAGTAACTGGTACTTTAGTAGTTGGAGATTCTCTAGAAGTTGATTATTCCTATTATCAAAAATATTCTGATACTGAATTACAAGGATTTACCAGAGCTGCAATAAGTTATTTATCAGTAGAACAATATAAATGTTTTGCAGTAAAGCCTCCAGATTTAATTTTCCCAACCCCTTCAGAGGCTGAAGAAAATCTTATCGCAATTATAGCTTCCATTCTTATTAAAGGAGATGTAATTAGTTATCGGACACCCGAATTAACTATAAATTTTGAACGTGGCGATTCTAAGGAAATTAAAATCAAAAAGGTTATTCGTCAGTTCAAAAAGACTTATGGTTGCTTAATATATATCGACTCAAGCGAAACTATAGTTAATGAAGACCAAGAGGATTAATATGGACTGGAGTATAAATAAAAAAGATTTATGTAATTGCGGAAGAGCAAAAGATGTTAGGTCTAAGCAATGTTCTTATTGTTTTGATAATAGACCAACAAAGAAATATTATTGTAAGTGCGGAAAAGAAATTAAAAAAACTACAAAATATTGTTGGGAATGTCATGTTAAATTAATTACGGGTAAAAATAATCCTAATTTTGGTAATAAATGGACAGGAAAACAAAAAAACTACAGGGTATTATAACAAAAAAAGCAATGGATAATCTAGAAATTATGGAAAAAATGTGTCAAAATCATTCAAATGTTTCAGGAGAAAACAATCCAATGTATGGTATCCACCGTTTTGGAGAAAAAGCACCTGGTTGGATTGATGGAAGAAGTTATAATCCTTATCCTTTAGAATTTAATCAAGAACTTAAAGAATCTATTAGAAAAAGAGATAACTATGAGTGTCAGAATTGTGGTATGACAGAAGAAGAACATTTAATAATAATCGGAACATTATTAGAAATCCATCACATAGATTATAACAAACAAAATTGTAATAAAGAAAACTTAATTACAACTTGTAAACAATGTAATTTAAGAGCAAATGCTAATAGAACTTATTGGCAAGAATTCTATACAAGGAAAATATTATGTCAGAAAAACGTGTAGACATTTTCAACCTTTTAAAAAATGAAGGAAGATTAGAAACCTTATTAGTTTATTCTGCTCAGGAAATAACGTTAGACCCGTATGAGCATAATACAGAAAAAAAATTTAACAATCCACTACCAATTAAAGGGTTGATTAGAGATATTTCTGCGGAAGCACTAAAATGGTCTTACTATGGAAATATTCCTATTGGTTCAAAAGAAATTATTTGTCAAAAAAAATATAAATCATTATTATTAGCAGCAAATAAGATAAAAATTGGTGAAGATTATTTCAAAACTTATCACGATGACCAAAAAGGATTTGGAATCCTCCAGAGAAGCGATTACATAGTTGTTATCTTAGCAAAGAAGGTAGAATAAAATGATAAGAATTTCTATAGACTGGCGAGATGGTAAAAAATTCGATAATTTAATTAGATATGTAGAAAATAATCTGGTTTACGGTGAGGCCCAACAAGGAGTTCGAATTTTGGGGCATCACACTGCTGACCACATGAGGGAGACAATTAATTCAGAAAGAAAAAATCCTAAAAGACCTGATGATAAATTAGTAAATGCAATTACTGCTGAAACTTTAAATACGGTTGGCGGAATAGAAATGGGTGTCGGGAGAATTTCTAAATTAGTAACAGAAGCTCCTCACTGGGAATTAATAAATGATGGTGGTACTTATATTACTAAAAAAACACATGTGGTACCTACAACTTATTTTGCAGACCCAGGTTCGGGATTTGTTACTTTTAAAGAAGGAAGTACACACACCATAACCGGAATTGATTATGTAGGAAAGGCGATACGCCACCTTGATACAGAGTTAAAAGAAATGATGTCTAAGTTAGGGGCTAAGTTTATTGGTGAAATGGAGAAATCTTCAAAATGAAAACTTGTATAGATTGTAAAAAATTAATTTATCAATATAAAAATACTAAGAGGTGCAAGTCTTGTTCTAAAAAGGGTAAAAGAAATATAAATTATACACATGGCAAAAGTTCAGAAAAGAATTATTGCATTGATTGTAATACAGAAATAAATTGGAAAAGTAAAAGATGTGCTTCTTGTGCACAAAAAGGAATATTACATTCTCATTATATAGATGGAAGATGTTCTAAAAAATATTTTTGTAAAAGCTGTGATTCATTGATAAATTATAAAACATTTAAGTATGGTAAGCAAATGTGTTCATCTTGTGTGGCTAAAGAAAGATTTAAGAACCCAAGAAATAATCCTAGATTTGGTAAACCGATTGTTAATGGAAAAAGAATTTATTATAAAAATATTTGCTTTCGTTCTTCTTGGGAAATTAAATATGCCAAATATTTAGATAAACAAGACATTAACTGGTTGTATGAACCCAGAGCATTTGATTTGGGCAAGACGACATATCGCCCAGATTTTTATTTACCAAAAACAGACGAATATATAGAAATAAAAGGTTATTGGAGAAAAGATGCTTTAAAGAAATTTATATTATTTAAGAAATTATATTCTGATATTAAAATAAAAGTATTAACTAAAAAACCATTGCAGAAAATAGGAGTACTTTAAATGTATCGTATTAGTAGAAATTTAGAATCTAGTCTTATAGACCGAATAACAACAGACTTAGCAGCAGATGGCTGGACTGGTATTCGTATAGAGAAAAGTTTTGCACAAGTATACAAAGGTACATTACCATGTATTTGTATAAATTCTTTAGAAATAAGACCAACTAAACTTGAAATTGGTAGTAAGACTAATTTAAAATATTTTACCGTTAATATTAAAATTTTTGCTAATAACGATGGTCAAAGACTTGACCTTTCTGATTGGTTATTAGATAAATTAGAAGACGACACTAATTATTATACTTATACAATTACTAACGGAGTCGTTTCTGCAAAAACTTTAACAGGTAGAATTGTAATAATTAGATGGTTTGAAAATCGAAAAGAATTAGTTAATACCGAAGTACTTGAAAAGGAAGACAGGTACCGCCATTTATTATCTATGGAATGTATTGTTGCGGAAGATTAAGGAGTATTACTATGGACATGCAATCAATATGGATTAGTTTTTCAATAGGAGTAACATTATTTAACGGTCTTATTTTTGTATTAATAAAATTTAACGACTTAAAACATCTTGACGAAAATATGAAATTAATGTTAAATAAGGTTGGAGAATTGTCAGAAAGAATATCAAAAATGGAAGGAATATGTTCTGTATGTGCTAAAAAATCGAGAACTTCTCGCAAAAGATAAATATGAAAAACCATACATTAAATTGTATTTGTGGAGTGTGCAAGGCAATAAGAGGAGAAACGAAAGGTTCTGATAATTCTTGTTTTCGTAAAGGAGTTACTCTTAAAGAGTCTTATCACTGTAGAATATGCAGCACAGAAATATCAATGAAATCGGCATTATATGGCAAAGGTTATTGTAGGAATTGTTGGCATAAGCAACCAGAAATTTGTAAGAAAATGAGTTTAGCAAAAATAGGAAAATCTTCTTGGAATAAAGGAATAAAAGGTCAAAAAGGTTACTGGAAGGGAAAAAGCAATAAGTATATTATAAGTAAGCATCATATCGATAATGATAAAACAAATAATCAGGAATCAAATTTTCTTAAACTACCTCAAGGACAACATCGAAGTTTACATTGGAGAGGTTATCAATATTTAGTAATTATAAATAAAGTTTCTGATTATTTAAAAGAATTTTGTTTTAAATATAAAATTATCAAACAAAAAATTAGTAATTGTAAGGTGGTGCATCACATAGATTGCAATAGAGAAAATAATAACTCTCGTAATCTATGGTATTTAAAAGATAAAAAAATACATAACAAATTGCATCAAGAAGCATATAAATACTTAGTAAGGATTAATAAGATAAACGATTATATCGGCTGGTTTCTTCTTAGAGAAGAAGAGAAATTACCAAACCCCGAAACTAATGAAGAGTTAAAATAATCGTAACCTTTTGAAAACAAAGGAGATATAGCCATGATTCACGCAAAATACGTAAAGCCAAGAATTTTCCCCTGGAATAGTGCTAGGGACCCCGAACAAATTGATAGGTCTCAGGATATTGGTGGAGATTTAACCCTTAATAGGGAAAAAGTTTATGAAATAGGTAGAGAGGGGCTTTTAGGTTATCGCAGACAAACGCCGTCATGTGATTATTCGATGACACAGTTTGAGTATGGTTCTATGGCTTTTTGGTATGCTTTAGCTAACAAAGTAACTCCAGTTGGAGCACCCTATTATATTACCCTCGAAGATTTAAAAGAAACAAAATGTGATATAGCTGCATTTTTAACAGATGATGATAATACATTTAGAGGAACTATTTGGTTTCCTAAATTAAGAGTTAATGGATTTTCTTTAAACATAGCAGACCCAGATGCTATTATAGAAAGAAGTTTTGACCTTATTGGTGAAGATTATAAAATGTTAGACGGAAAATACTTTGCTTACAGTGTTCATGTCGCAACAGTTGCAACAGAAGTAATTACATTATCTCCAGCGGCGATAGAATGGGGTTCTGGTGATTATATATTTAAAGTATTAAGAGTTCGTAGTGGTGTTGTTTCTGAACTTATAGAAGGTGTAGGAGCAGACCAATGGTCTTATGCGGCAGGAGACGTAACAGTTACTGCCTGTGTTATAGACGATATAATTAAAGTTTATTATGAATCGGCCACGGCCTATACAACTACCTGGACAAATAATGACGCAGACCCCGATTTACTTCTTGCTGAAAATGCCGAAATTTATATAAAAGTTGGAACAGGCACTAGAATTTATCGTTTACAAACAATTGGTATTGATGTTGCTTTTGAAAGGGCGGACTATAAAGAAATCGGTAATAGCGAAGTTGTGCAAACTGGAGTTAAAAATAAAACAGTTACAATTTCATTAAATAGATATTCTACTGATTTTTCTTTGGAAGATATACTTGCATCAGATACAACCTATCCATATATCGACCCTAGAAATTTCGCAGAAAATATTCAGATAATGGTAAAAATATATAATGAAAAAGCACATACTAATTTTAAAATTGGTTATTTGATGGATAATATTTCTCCCACAACTTTAGGAACTTCACAAGCAATTGAAGATTACAATCAAAGAGTAAATACTCTCGAAGGTGATAGTTTAAAAATTTCTGATGAAGAATCAGAGATAGTATTTGCATAATTAAAAAAAGAGGGAATATCAGGCTTCCTGAGTTCCCTCCCAAAAGTTTTATGTATGGTAAGGTATAAGAATATTTGCAGAGGCAATATTTTTTCTTATCATACAAGAAAGAGTATTGCCTTTTTTGCTTATCGGAGAATAAATGAAAAAACTACTTCTAATCTTAATTAATTTTTTTCTATTACCTATTTTATTTATATTTTTAGTTATAGTTATAGAATTTATAAATTGGTGTCTTTTAATAATTAAAGAATAAAATGGAAAAAAATATATTATTAGACGAACAACTCTTAAAATTTCTGTTAACTCAAGCATCCCAAAAGGCTGTGGGAAAGTGCATGAAGAGATTTGAGTTATCTGAGAATAAAGAAGAAATAAAAAAACAAATTAAAGAACTTTTATATGAATCATTTAGAGATTTATCTGATTCTATTATAAATTGTAGCAAGACAGATAAGGCAATAAGTTTAGAAAAAAATGATAAATAAAATTCGTGAAGACGACCTTATATTTTTCCAGACTTTATCTCATCCGATAAATTGTGGAGAAATTTTATTTCATGATTTTGATAATTTAGGTGCTTGGAATAAAGAAGTATTTGGAAAAATAAGAATTTACCAATACCCAATGCTGGCATTTGATAGTTTGTACTTAGAAGACCCAAAGTTATCAGCACAAGAAAATTTTGATGTAAGAAATGGATTGGCCGAAGATTATAATTTAGGTGGAAGACTTACAGGAAAAACAGCTATTTCAATTATTATAGATGGTTTATTATCCATTTTTAATAAAACGTTTAAATGGGCAGTAATTAGTTCTTACGATAAATTACACGTTCAAGAAGCTTTTGAAAAGATGATAATCTCATTAGAAAATCATCCGATAATGAGGATGTTTAATGCAAGAATTTTAAGAAGTCCTACATATAAAATTGTTACCGATAATGGATGTTTATTAGAAAGTGTTAATATGAATATTACAGGAAAGAATCCAGGGGGGCAATTTTTTGGAAAACATGTAGATAAACACTGGATGGAAGAATCGTCCATGCTTAATAAATTAGTTTCTGGTAAATTATTAATGGCCCAATCAGAAAGAGGATGTATAAATCGTTATAGTGGGATGACCGATTTTACAAAAGAATCACCCATAGGTGGTATATTTTTTAATATAAAGAATAAGAATAAAATAATAAACTTACCTTCTTATGTCAATCCAACCTGGAATGACAAAAAAGAGGAAGATGCTATTGCTGAGTTTGGCGGAAAGGATTCCCCCGGATATCAGGTTCAGATAGATGGTAAAGTTATTCAGGGTATAGAGAGTGTTTTTGATATTTTAAGAATAAGAGAAACTTACTTAGTTGATAATAAAGGTAATGCTATTTCAATAAAATCATTCGATGTTAATAAAGAAAGTTTTTATAAATATCAAGAAATTCTTATTCTAGAAAAACCAAATAATGCAGAAGAAGTAGGTATCTATGCGGACATAGGCGAGGGTGGGGCTCCTTCAGAATATATTGTTATAGCTAAGATAAATAAATTATATAAATACATATATAGGATAACTACTTTTCAGTTATCTCCAGAAGAAGAAAAACAACTTATAGAACATTTAATAATATTATTAGAACCAAATATTATTGGATTGGACCATAGCAGTGGTGTAGGAAAAGCATTATATAGCCATTTAATTTTAAAATATCCAGATAACATCATTCCTGTAGATTTTTATGCAAATATCGATATTGGTTTTGCTAAAGATAAAAACGGAAATTATGAAGTTGATAAATCTGGTGCTCATGTTTTTGAAAAGGCTAATACAGTTGATTGGTCTATTCAATGTTTAAAAGATATTTTTTACAATAAAAAAATCATCTGCTATGAGGATACTAAATTCGATACACAGATTAATAATATTATTGCTGGAAGAAGTAAACAAGGTAAAATTATGTATGGTTGTAAAGGTCCAAACCATTTATTTCAGGCATTTCAAGTATTTGCTATCTGTAATTGGATTACAGAATTTAAAAATATAAAATCGATTAAAAGAAAGAAATTGGGTATGGGAAGTTTTGGTTGATAATTTAAAAAGGAGATTAGTATGGATGACCGACTTAATGAAGCAGAAAAAATAGTTAAAGCCATGGAAAAAGAAAATGAACTTTCTAAAGTTGAAGAATTAATTAAAGATAACTATATTTCTTTTGAGTGTAAGGAAAATAAATATCGAATACGTTTATTAAATTTAATAGAAAAAGAAGAACTTGATATGCTTCGTAGAAAAAAGTTTGGGCAGCTATTAAAAGACAACGATATTCTTCTTGAAAAAGATTTAATTACTCAATACAAAGAAAGAGGAATTGATATAAACGAATTAAATGAACAGATTAATAAAATTAACTCCGAAGAATTAGATTTGCAGATGAAATTAGGAGAATCAATTTCTAAAAATGAGGAAGAATTAATTTTTAAAACTTACAAAGAACAAGTTTGCGAATTAAGAAGGAAAAAAAGAATTTTAAATACTCAAAAAAATCTTCTATTAGAATTTAGTTTAGAAAATGCCCTTTTAAATTATGTTGCTCAAGTAATTACTTATCTTTCCCTGGAAGAAAAAAAAGACGAAAAATGGCAAAGAATGTTTAAAACATTAGAAGACTTTCAAAAATATCCAGATGAAGAGTTGATAAATAAAGCCGGAACGTATAGTATATTATTACAGTATATATAGACCAATGGAAAATATCTATTCAAAATTAAGAAATTTTTCTAAATCGACAAAAGCACAAAATCTTTTTGTGGCTGCAAAAGAATTGTCAAGCATTCAATTATTTAAAAATAGGTTTGATTTTTCTAAATTGCAAGAAATTTATTTATCTTATCTATATATGTATGCCGCAATAAACAGGGATATACTTATTGATAAGATAAGTGAAAAAGTTATGGATTGCGAATTATATGAAGATTCTTATATGTTATGGAAAAGAAAAAATATGAATAAAACTGATAAAAAAGATAGTAATAAAAAAGATTTAAAGTTAATTCCAGGAAAAACCGTTAAATTTCCTAAGAGGACATAAAAATGGCAAGCGGAGAATTTTTAGCTAGAATAAAACTGGCTTTAGAAGGAAAGGAAGCTGTTGTTGCTGGTCTAGAACAAACTCAACTAGCTGCCCAGCAACTTTCTAAAACTAAAGTAACTACAACTTTTGATAAAGAAGGTTTAGTTACTGGTAAACAAATAGAAGAACAGTTTAAAACAATCAAACCAGCAGTAGAAAAAGCTAATATAGGAATGAAAGATTTTGAGATGGCTATGAGAAGGGCCTTAATTGTAGCCCCTGTATGGATGCTTATGCGTGCTGGTATACAAGCAGTTACTAATACTATTAAAGAACAAGTTAAATTTTTAATAGATTTAGAAACAGCAATGGCTAGAATTAAAATTGTTGGAAAAGGAACAACCGAAGAATATAAAACTTTACAAACTGCCTTAGTTGGATTGTCTTATGCTTATGGTGTTAGTTCTTCCGAGGCCGCAGAAGCAGCGGTTCTTTTTGCCCAACAAGGTAAAAGTGCTAAAGAAACTGTTGAATTAACTAGAGTAGCAATGCTAGCTTCTAAAATTTTAGCGACGGATATAAAAGTAGCCGTTGATGATATGACCGCTGCAATTGAAGGATTCCGATTAGGAGTAGGAGACGCTACTTCTATAGTTGACAAGTGGATTAATGTCGAAAAACAATTTGCTGTAACTTCTAAAGATTTAGCAGATGCAACAAAAGTTGCGGGAGCTTCTGCTAATCAGTTAGGTATTACCATGAACCAATTTTTAGGCGATGTAACTGCTGTAATCGAAGTAACTAGAAAAAGCGGAGGAGATGCAGCAAGAGGACTGTCATTTATTTATTCAAGATTACTAACGTCTGGCAAAGAAACTGTTGAACAAATAGCAAAAATACCATTTTATTTAGACGCAACTGGCAAAGCTACTAATACAGTTGGTTCGGAAATGCGTAGTATATCTGCTATTTTAGGAGATTTAGCCGGTAAATGGGATACATTAACTGTGGCTGAAAAATTAGAAATAGCCACCTCATTAGGTAGCAAAAGACAGATGGTTACGCTATATGCTTTAATGCAGAATTATAATACTTCTTTAGATGCTCGCATTGCGGCTTTAACTTCGGCAGGTGCAGCAGAAAAAGCATTTGCAATAATACAAGATACAACGGCAACTAAATTAAAGCAAGTAAGTTCCGCATGGAATGTACTTACAACTGCTATAGGCGATACATCTTCATTTAAAACAACATTATCATTTTTTGATAAAATGTTAATTAATCTTACCTATTTAATTAATTATGAAAAGGCCTACGGAGCACTTTATTCTAGAGAAATAAACAAAGCACAATTGGCAAGCGATACTAGATTAAACGAAATAAAATCTTTAGAAGAATTATTAAGTGTACGAGAAAAATTGGCTAAAGTACCACAAACTGTTGAAAATGTTGAAAGATTAAAAACAGTACAGGATGCTATAGATTCTCTTTCTAAAAAAGAACCTAGAATTAGAGTAGCGTTAGAAGCAGAAAATCCCGACGAATTAAAAAGAAATATAGAAAATATAACAAACGAAATAAATCTTCAAAAAATTAGACTCAATGTTAGTTTAGAGTTTGAACCAAAAATAGCAGCAATAGAAACTCGTATAAATAGTTTAAATAATCAAATGGCATTGGGCGGAAGACGCAATTCTTTACCTAAAGAAGTAGCAGTAGAAGAAGCAAAACTTACAATTTTATACAAAGAACAAGCTAAAGCTATAGAAGACCAATATAAAATTCAAAAAGGTCAAGTTATAGCAAAAAAAATGATGTTAGAAAATACAGAGGGAGAGGAGTCAATATCTACTCAATTAACCGAGGCCGAAAGAGAACGACTCAGTATTGAAGTAGAATTATTAAAGGTTAGATATAATAGTGAATCATCTTTAGAAAATCAAATTCAAAAAGAAATACAATTAGTAACCCAATCAAAAAATTTATATGATATTCATACAAAAAATTTAAAATTAGAAGAACTAAGTAATAAATTAATAGAAGTTAAATTACAAAAAAGACAGAAAGAAATAAGTTCACTGGTTGATTTATCCATGAAATATGAAAAAGCAGATATGTTTGAGAAGGGTAATATTCGTCGATTAGGAGCTTTACAACAAATGAAGCCAGAAGAATTAGCCACCACTTATGGTAAGTCTGCATTTGATAAAAATCTAATAACAGAATATTGGACTTCTTTTAATGAAGAAGCCCAATTGGCTATTGCAAAAACACAGAATTTATTTAAAGAATTATCTGTTAAAATACCCGAAGTAGAAATTCCCAAATATCCCTCCGTACCATATACAACAAAAACACAAGGACCACAAAATATAACAAATACAATAGTTGGAGCTCAAATAAATCAAATAAATGTTAGTTTACCTGAAGTAGATTGGTCTTCTTTAGCCGACGAAGCTGGAAAACAAATAGCAGAAAAATTAAGAACGGACGGAACATTTCAACTGTTAATTGCAAATGGAATAAGAAATAAAATATAAGGAGAATAAAAATGGCCTCTTATTCAGTTCGATGTGTATTTAATTTGGGAATAAGCGGGAAAGAATATATTTTTCCTCACGTTTTTCAAATTAATGACCCAATCCCCGGAATGAAGGCAACAGTTATTGAGGGTTCTCGTGGGTCGGGTTCTATTGTAATTCCTGGTGGACAAAAAAGTATTGAAATACTTGTTAGGGGTAGATTAATAGCTAATGGTTATGATGCTTTAAATACATTAATAACAACAATGAAGACGATGGTTACTACAGACCAAGTAACATTAACTTTACAACATTATACTACTACTTGGGTACAGGACTGGAGTTATGTAGTTAGAAGGATAGACGAAATAGATTTTCCAGAAAGTCTTCGTACATGGGACCAAGAATATTCTATTAGATTTTTAATTATTGCATATTAATAAAGGAGGAATAAATGGCTACAATTCTAACATTAAGAGTAAATTATGTAGATGCAGACGTTAAATACATAACAACTCCTGCTGATTATATCACAATGGATTTAGCTAATGATTTTTTAATTTGGTCAAAATCTTTGGCAGATTTAATGACACACATACCATCTTCTGATGAATTAAATGCGGCTGCCGAAATAATCGACCCCGATGAGGCTGTAACGGTTACTAAATGCTTATTAATGGACTATAGCCATGATGTAGGGGGTTCTTATTATACTCATTTAGTAAAAGGGATGGCAGAAAATAAGAGATATAGTTTTTGTTTTAGTTTTGATGGTGCCACAGCAACAGAACCTCAACTTGAAGCGTGGGATACTTCCTTACATACTACAATCGCTAAACATGTTTTGGGTGCACTTACCCCGGCCAATTCAATGGTTAAAGGTATATGTACAACCGAAACGGCTCCTGGTGAAAGTTGGATAGGTACATCCTTAGCTGGAGTTGCTAACATACTTCTTCTAAATGGCGGACTGGGAGCATTAACAGTTGCAAAAGACCTTTATGCAAATTTAAAAATTGTAATTCCTGCTGCATATGCAACTCCCGCTGCTGAAAGTTTTATTTTAACAGTACGAACAACTTATTCATAAAATAATTAAAGAAAGGAAAAAAATGAATAATCCCTTATTTCAAATAGTGTTTACAGATAATTCGACATTTAATGGAGGAAATTATCAAGATACTCGATGGGTAGAAATACCTAAAGATAAAAAAGTAAGAACATTATTTTATTTAATTCCCAGCGGGGATTATCTAGGATTAGGGGGTTATGATAGATTCTATCATATAATTGAATATACAACTGATTTAAACGGAGATAAGGCGGGATTAAAAAATTTAGAATTTGCTTATATTATTGGACAAAAAAAAGAATATACTTGTGTTTATCAAATCGATTTAAAAACAGGATGTATTAATATTAGAAATATAAACAATGATGATGAATTCTTAACTAAATTGAATCAAAATTTTTGGAGATAACAGGGATATTTTAGGGGTTACGAAAGCCTGTTAGGATAAGGAGTGGTTTAATTCCACAAAAGTATCCCTAAAAAATTTATAAAATAATCTAGGAGGACTATAATATGCCAGCAACATTTCAATGGTCGGAAGCGAATACAGTTGATGAGTTAGTTACAGATGGAATTGCCAATATTAATTTTGGGTCTCTTGATGATAAAAATATAAATACAACTAATTATCCAATAAATATTGGAACAAATTCCTATATCAAATATATTAAAGGTAAATTTGCTAGTACTTTTACTACAATTTCTAATATGTTATTTTGGAAATCTGCGGGAGAGTTAGTTACTGGAGAAACAATAAAGGCTGGAGTTACAACTACATTTGCTACTCCAGTTACTACAGCTTCTGGAGATTCGGGCATTCCCACTTCAGTAGGTACTGCATTAGCGGTTCTTTCTGCTGCGGGTGCAGCTACAATAGTTGCCCCCGGTTATACAGAATACATTCGTTTACAATTACAATCAGTGGCTGGGGCTCCTTCTGGAGCAGTTAATCAAAAGACCTTTGTTTTTCAATACGACGCAGTTTAAGAAAGGGAAATAAAATGAACAATTCAATGGTCATAAATTTAGGGAAGGGCAATGATTCAACATTACCCTTAGTTTGGAAATCAGTATTTAAAGATAATACAGAAATAAATCAAATCAATATGGATGGAACTGAGAATAAATTTGAATTAGTTCAAAATAGATTTCCAGTATTAAAAGAATTCTGGTTAATGGGAATAGCCGAATGTTTTATAGTAGATTTAGAAAAAGGAACAATTAATAGAGGTCGGGGTGAATCTTTTTATAAAGAGAGTAAAAAAGAAAATATAAGACTTATTTATTTCCTCAGAAAAAGAGAATATTTTTCTCAGGATGGAGATTTTATAAAATTGGAAACTCATTATTTTCTTGGATTCCAATATAATGAAAATAATTTAAATAGAAAAATTATATTAGAAATAGACGAAGATGGTAATTTTATTATCATAGGAGAATGAAATGAGTGTATTGATAGACAATACTTTAACGAATGTTCAAGCACTTTCTACTAATCCTCAACAGAGAAAGATAATAAAAGCAAGCGACGGAACTTTATTACTTTTTGCTATGTTTTATATTTCCAATCAACACATTTTGAAATATAAAAAATCAATAGATAATGGAGTTACTTGGGGTTCTTGGGTTACTGTAAATACTTCTGCCAATGGTAGTGCTACTTCTTTCTTTTTCTTTGATATATGTATTAATTTATCTACTAATGATATATATGTTACATTTGCTGATTTTTCTAGTACTTGGGGAATTTATTATATAAAAATGACCTATAGTGCAGGTTCTTGGTCATTAGGAACTCGATATTTAGTTCATAATAATTTTGGCGGGTCGGGCCAATCTCCATCTACTTGTTTTAATACTATTCGTTCAAATGGAGAGATTTGGGTATATTGTTATTTTGGTTCAACTACAAATATCTATTCTAATTCTAATAACGATGGTAGCGGGGCATGGACCGATAAGAGCGTACCTCAAAGTGTAACCGCTTCTGGTTTGTTAGCAGTGGGGTCTAATATATGGGTAATTTATCAAAGAGCTACAGGGTTATATTATAGAATTTATACTACTTCTTGGGGAGCAGAACAAACTATAACTTCTTCGGGAATAACAGCAGATTATATTAGTTGTTTAAGAGTAACAGATTCTAATCTATGGATAGTAGCAAGAACTTCATCAGGACTAAAAGCATTTAATTATATTTCTTCCTGGGATGCAGGAACATTAATTTCGAGTAATACAAATGATAATTATTCCAGCATTTCAATTTATACCGGAGGTATCGTTGTAGTTTATTCTGGGTATGATACTGTTCAGTATGATATTTATTATGCTAGATATAGTGGAGTTTGGGCTACTCCAGTAAGAGTAGTTAATGATGCTACTATTGACCAGAATCCTTCTACTGTAATCTCAGATAACTTTCAACTTTATATAATTTGGTTATCTGGTTCGGCTAATCCATATACTATTTATTTTCAATCTTTAAATTTATGTTATTCCATTACATCAGATGCAGTATTACTTAATTCTTTCCAAAAAGTTATTTATTCGGATGCAAAATTAAAAAAATTAGCAATTCAGGAATTAATATTTTCTAATGCTAAGTTAGCACATCAGAATACCATTTTAGCCGATGCAAAACTTAAAAAACTAGGAATACAAAATACTCTTTTGTCAGATGCAATTCTTATACCTCTATACGAGTTTATAAATAAGATAAATTTTGTAGGAAGTATTTTATTTAATATAACTAACAAAGTTAACATAGTAATAAGAATCTTATCAGATGTTAGCAATTTTCTTGTTACTTGTAAATCAAATCTATACGACACAATTAATGATTTCAGAACTCAAAAATTAACAGTGGACGATGCAATTAATGATGTTAGATTTATGTATAGTTGGCAAAAATCGGCCACTGGGATTTTGCAATCCCTTGGAAAAAGTTATATTAGGGTATATATTGGAGAAGTCGAGCAATTAGATATAGATATCGATTCTATTAGTATTTCAGAAGACGTTAATTCTCCCTTTACAGCCACCTTTAATTTAGGTAGACCATATGATTCAACAAAACCCGCAATAGAATCTGCCGTATCTATTAAATATAATGATTGGGTATTATATTCTGGTTATATTACCTCTATTTCTCCAGCAAGTAGGCCAGAAACAATAACAATTAATTGTGAAGACGAATTTTGGAAACAAAATAGAACCAAAACTTATTTTTATGTTGGATATAAGCCAAGTGATGAAGACGAAACATATTATGCTACTATACGAGGGGCGTTATTAAGTGTATTTAATTGGACTTTAAATTTAGGTAGTTTCGTTCCTCAAACAATAGACTGTTTTGGGCAGGGAATATCCGACGCAATTTCTAATTTAATAACTAATGCAGGGAATTATGGTTGGTATTATGATAAAAATAAAAATAAAACCCTATGGACCGCTGGAGAGGGCGATATCGTTAATATAGATAGACAACAAATAGGGTCTAATATAGGGCTATATCATTTATTAAAACATAATTTTTCTGATGATATCAGTGGATTAGTAAATAGATTTAGAGTACAAATGGGAGACCAAGTTTTTGTTAGAATAGGAAATTTTAAACAAGAAGTTAAAAAACAAGTAGCATCAGTAATTGATTATTCGCTATCGGGGCATTATTTAACCCCAGCCTGGAATAGTCAGTATGAAGTATTAGCAAAAAATTCCTCCACAGGATATGGATTTGATTATCAAAAAAAGGGCGAAGAAAATTATTATAAGGATGTATATTTAAGATATAAATTTCCAACCATAACAAATCCACAGGTAGAATATTCTGATGAATTTGCTCCTGATTTACATGCCGAAGTATTTTTTCTAGCCTCTGATGAAGAATTAACTTATAAAAATCAACTACCGGCCACATTCTCTATGTATAATATACCCATAAAAACAGGATATACCGTAGATTATAAAAATAATGAAGTTGTTTTTAATAATCGCATATATATTTACAAAAAAAATAAATACGGAGAAATAATATCAACAAGAAGTCCAACGATTAAGATGTATGCTGTTTTAAAATGGACCTATCCTACAGAAAATAATTTCGATATAATTCCTCCTCCAGGAGGGGGAGACCCGTTTATACCCGATACTGTCAATCCTCTATTTTTTATTACTGACAAAATGGGAGATTATCCCACAGAAGTAAGAGAAGATTTAAATTTAACCGGACTGGGAATTCAGATTGGCGGTCGTTTTATTAATTCCGATGGAAATTACGTAATTGTACCTTCATGGAATGACGTTCCTTATGCTAGAGATTATGCAAATTGGCAATTAAGTAAAAAATGTGATAAAAAAATAAGAGGGGTGATTGAAATTACATTGGACACTATGTGTTTTTATAATATAGATTTATCAAAAAGAATATATATAGAAGGAATTACGGAAGTCCCAATGAATATTAATTCAATTAATTATAATCTTTCTAACTTTACGGTTTCTTTATCATTAGAAAACCATAGGTATTTTAAACGGTTTCAAGGAATTCCAAATAGAACAGTTTAATCTAAGTTAACTTTTATTAAATTTTAGGGGGTATATAATGACATTAAATGAAAGAATACAAACTTTAGAATCGCAAATAGTTATTTTACACGACAAGATTGAGGAATTGTCTATAAATACAGAAAATAAATCGGGCAAGCCCCCATATACTATTGTAGGAGATACAAATCCATCAAGTTCTTATCCTTCTGATATTGTAACTGGCCACGGTCAAATTTCGGGCGGTGCCGTTGCCTGGAATAATAGTGAATTGGACCGCCCCCCCTCCAATCAAGAAATTACAGTTATACCAACCGTCGGGTATAACAAACACTCTCATTCTAGATTTTCGGGAGGTGCTTTAATAAAGGATGTATTAGAAATTGTAGAATATGTATGGGAATCCATAATAAATAAGCATTCTCAACAATATTGGAATCCCCGACCAAAAATTGCTACAGACATAAATTCTAGAGGAATAACCGTAGAAAAGATTGGTAAATTAGATTTAAATTTTAATCCAGATACCTTGACGTGGGGGTCGACATGTTATGAAATTCAGGTAGACGAATGTTATTTGGTAATGCGGGATAATAACGGGGATATATTAAAAGACGATAATGGGAACGATATGAAATCTACTTTATATGACGAGGACCCAACTTTAACTAATTTAATATGGGATGCTACTTCTAAGAAATGGAGATTAATTGCAGTTTATGCTTCGGGCGAAGAGGGAGATTAAAATGGCAGATAAATGTCCTTATTGCTATCGAATTTTAAATATAGGAACTTTCCGCCATGACCCAATTCTTTTACCTAATGGGGCAAAATATGACTGGATAGATAATACTAATTTAGTCATGGTTACAGATACAGAAGATAGGTGGTATAAGGGATTTCAACAAATAAACCTAGACGATATTATTGAAATTCAAGATGCATTAAAAGAAATAGAAAATACTTCTTTTGCAGAAGGAGACAGAACAAGTTTTAGTTCTTTAAATAGTAATGGATATTTTCAAATAACAGGATATCATATTAAAGAAATGAGAGGTTCTGTTGAAAAAATATTAACCGCAAGTGGAATGACAAAACAAGAATATTTTAATTATGATGAAGATAACAATCATATTATTCATCCAGAAGGGGATAAATTAGATTGGACCGATGCAATAACAGAGAGTACAGATTTACAAAATTTTCAAGTTAAATTTATTCATATCGAAGATTTAAGGCATATGTTAGAAATAGTGTTATTTGATGAAGATTGGAGATTAGGAACATCATCTCCAGCTCCAATATCTGATTCTGAAACATATATACCACCCCCCATGACCGGAGAATTTGCAAGAGGGAAGGCTTTTATTTCGGGTAGAATATATGCAGAAAATAATTGGTACAGAGAAAGTATGTGTTTACTCAGTCAAGGAGCTGGACACTCAGGCGCAAATTCCTGTGCTTACACTTTTACTCAAAATCCTGCTGCAAAAAATATAACATTAGCTGCAAATATTGGAATGTCTGCCGAAGCAAGAATGGGAAGTGTAAATTATGTGGCAGGAACTTTTAATCATTTAGTTACATTATCAGATACATTATTATCGGTACAATCAAATAATAAAATGAAAATAAGATTAACAAATACTTCTTGTTCTGGTGGTAATTATTACGGAATATTAGAATTGTCCGCCACTATTTGTTTTAAAAATGGCGGAGTTACATATGTTGCAGTGGTTTTTGCTTCTATTGCGGGAGAACACCAAACAGGAGTAATGTTATCCGACCACTATTATTATCTTGATGATGCGGGGTATCTTTGTTCTGACCCTGGTTCGGGAGGAGCACTTTGGTTTCGTATGCAAAGATGGCAAGAATTAACATCTGGAACCTTTAAAATAGCTGATATAATAGAAAAAGAATACGGGTATAATGCAGAGGACATAGATATAATTAGAATTTGGGGGATAACAATGTATTCCGCATGTGTTGCAAATGCAAGCGATAATTTACCTCCGGCTTCAAGTTATTTCGGTGGTTCTGGAAGTATTAATCTTCAACTAGGTCATATGGTATTAATAGCATAATATAAGAAAAGGAGATTTAAATTGGCAGATTATCCTATAAGCATAACCTCTTATAGAAGGAGAATTATTTGGAGGTTCTGGCAGCATTAATTTACAATTAGGAAGAATATCCTTCTACGATAATACAT